ACTCGTTCTTTATTCCCAATCATTTCAACGTAAAACGTTGGTGTTTCCATAACAGGTAACATAATATTCTCCTAATAAATTATTGCAGTTCCCACGTTTTAAATGTAAACGTCACAGGCACTCTAACAAATTGCGTATTTGACCATGCCATAGAAATAGGTGCCAATGATCTCGGCCATGCTTCTTTTATGATCCATGTTTTTGTTACTTCATCTTTATTATCTAAGGCATGAAGTGTAATATCGGTAGTATAATTGGAATAGTAATTAACATATCTTGTTGATGGTGTTACGATTCCACGCATCCATTCATCAAAGAAGTTTTTCGCTTTCCAGTTTCGATCGCAGAGCAAAGTAAAGGTTGCCGACTCGCCAGTATAATCTAGGAAAGTTGCACGATTTTCCACACGGTTATTATACTTGAATGGTTTGGATCCCATCATCAATCCAGGAAAGATTGCTTCTTCGCACATGAGTGAAATGTGTGAGGGTTGACCCTTGCCTTGCATACATTGAGGTGTTCCCATGATAACCTCAAATCTGTGCGATCTTGCCAAGTCGTTTTCTTTCACTTCCGAGAGAAAACTTTGGATGCCATTACCTGCCATTAATATTTACTCCTGGAGTCTCTGAATACTTCTTCTTTGGTTTTTTTCTGGAATGCTTCAAGAGGTAGAAATATGGCACTTTTCCAGTCGGCGGGATTTATCTTCATAAATCTTGATTGAACATGCGCAGTTAAATAATGCTTGATGCAAGGTTTAACCTCGCTTGCGCTGCTTATGCCTTGCAACATTTGATACGACATTTTAATTTTAGTCGTTGGACTGAAGTTCTTGGAGTCTGCGAAGTTTAGTAGTTCACCCAGAATCTTTCCTCGTACCAGATATGGAGCATAGTGCAGATTGATACCATAAAACCCTCCAGGTGCTGGTCCAAATGGCAGCACTAACGGGAAGGCATCATAGAATGGCAACTCATTTTTCCATTTCGGATCGTAATAATACATATACATCGAACCGATTTCGACGTTTGATTTTAGTTCCCCGATATCAGATTGCATGACTGCGTTCGACGTTAAACTCGCGCCGACTAGTTTTTGAGCGTTGCGCATATACCACCAGATAGACTTTTGTCCATCTCCAGCTTTAGCACGAAGGTTTTCGAACGGATTTGCCATAATAACTATTTATTCGTGATTCCCAATTCTTTTTCAGTTAATATCAGGAATTTCCATTTTCTATCTAAACAGAACTCTGTTGCTGCTTTCCACTTTGCCTGATTAACTCCCCAAGTCATAACCTCTTGGAGAAACTGTTTAGTTTTTCTTTTTGGGATCTTAGGTTCTTGAGTAAACTTGGCAGGTTTAATTTCTATGAGATATCGCTCGCCATTGACTTTGATATAGAAATCCACGAAGTATCTGTGTACTCTGCCGTCAACAGGAGATCTATAGGGGATTGCAAGTTCTTCTGAACCCCATTCTGTGACGCTATCATTTGCATCACACCATTTCATAAACTTCAATTCATAACTGGAACGGAAGATGATGTTGGTCGGATCCCCAATATACTTATTGGGTTTCTGAATATTGTATCGACCTTTTAGTGAATCTCTTGAATAAACCATATAAATATAAGAAACTGCCAATCTAAGGGATATTTATTCGTGACGGATTATAACAAATTTACAGAAAAAGATCCAGCGAGAGAATCACACATTCAAAAATATGGATTGAATAGCGGTAGTGCGCTTCGGTATCCAATGGATTTGGAATCGGAATCGCCACATTATGTTATCTTTTATCCATTGGTAAGAGAAGGTTCTCGTCTCGGTGAAGCGTTTAAAAACACAGGCGGCCAGGTCTTTGATACCAGTCAACAAAACAGACAACAACCTAAAAATGCTACAGCGCAAACTGCTGCTTTAGGTGCAGGTATTGGCGCTGGACTTGGTATCGCTGAGCAGTTGACTAATGGTGGCGGTAAAAATGCGGGTGGTGTTAGTCTCGCTCAAAGACTCGGTAGCGTAGTAGCTAAAACTTTAGGTGGCGGACTTGTTGGTGGTGCAATCGGCGCATTATCTGGAAACCAAGAACTATATACAGGTGCGGGTGCTATTGCTCTACAGATGCCTGAAAATAAAGTTTCTGCTGGGTATAGAGCGACTTGGGAAAGTCAAGACATGGGAGCACTGCTTGGTGCGATCGGTGCTGGCAACCAGTCTCTCTTAGGTGCAATGAATCCACTAAGTCCAGATAACATGAAACTGGCATTACGTTCTGGTGGTAAGATTTCAAAAGTTTTAAGCGACAATGCTCTGGATGTTAATAAAGTGCTAGAGTCTACAACTAAAACTGTGACGAATCCATACAAAGAACAATTCTTCAAATCAATGGGGAATAGATCGTTTGTATTCGAATACAATTTTGCTCCAAAAAATGAACAAGAAGCAAAGACAGTTTTCAATCGTTTTCGTGAAGGTGCACAAGGCGACAAAATGGGAATCGTTCAAAAGTTCGCATATCATATGCATCCAGAACTCAGAGACTCTGGATACTTCTTCAACTACCCATCAGAATTTACTATTGTTTATTACCACGCAGGAAAAGAGAATCAATACGTTCGTAAAATTTCCACTTGCGTTCTTACTAATATGACTGTGGATTATGGTAGTGACACTGGATTTACTACTTTCGAGAATGGTATGCCAACTCATGCTACTATGCGTCTAGAATTTTTAGAACTAGAACTGATGACGGCACAAAGAGTCTTCCAAGGATATTAATATGTATTTCAGGCAATTTCCAGTATTACGAGGAAAATTTGATGGTACCTACAAAGGTATCGCGGATATTTTTCTTCGTGTTGCACCAAAAACTCCAGTTAAAAATATAGACTTCATAGAAACAACCTATATTCAAGACGGTGAAACCCCAGAATTACTCGCATATAAAATGTATGAGCGAGAAGATTATCATTGGGTTCTGCTGCTGGTAAATAATATCGTCGATGTTCGCGAAGAATGGCCAAGGAAAGATTCAGATCTATATTCTTATTGCGTAGAAAAATATGGCGAGAACAATATCTATCAGGCAGTTCATCACTATAGAACTACAGATATGCTTGCATCCCAAGGTGTTCCGCAAGGAATTATAGTCGATTACAATTCAGCAAAGGTTTTATCTGGCGAACACGAACCAGTTACAAACTGGGATTATGAATATGAATTGAACGAGGAAAAGAGACAAATTAAGTATATTCCAAAGGATTTAATAGGCAAGTTTGTCTCGGAATTCCAACGATTAATTAGAGCATAATATGTCGGATTCAAAATCAAAACAGTTATCAAATCCAGGTGACGTTTCATTTAAAACTGTTGAGATACAAAGTGTCAACGGTGAGGTTCTCGACATCAAAAATTTTATCGTAGAACTTAACATCTATGAAGATATTTTCTCGAATGCATTACAGGGTGTTTTGATTGTCGTTGACTCAAAAGAACTTCTTTCTGGGTTGCCTCTTGTTGGCGACGAACTATTAAACCTCTGGATCCAGACTCCTACTTTCGGTGATGAGTATGGCGAAAGTATTAAAAAGACTTTCTCGATCTATTCGATTAAGAATAGAATGCTGAACGCCGACCGCGAACAAATGTATGCATTATACTTCTGTTCTATGGAAGCAGTCAGTGATAATATTACGCAGGTAAGTAAAAAGTACGAAGGTACTACAGACGAAATTGCAGATAAACTTTATACTGATTACCTGAAACAAAAACGTTGTTTTGGTGGGATCGAAAATAAAGACGAAACCCCAATGGTTATCGCGGATACACCACACGAAGGTAAAATTGCCTTTGTTGCAAATATGTGGTCGCCATTCCGTTGTCTTAACTACGTAGCGCAAAGATCCATTGGTGCAAAACAGAAGTCGCCGAGTTTCTTATTCTATGAAACCACTAGACAATTTTACTTCACTTCTATTGACAACCTAATTAAGAGTCAATTGGATGACAGTTCTGTTTTTGCTGAATATGTATATTTACCAAAACCTGTAAATCCTACTATAGATTT